GAGCTATTACCCCCTATTCAAGTTGACCATCTCTACCCAAAATTTGGGCCGGGGAAGGTCGCTGAGCAGGGAGTCTTGGATGTCTATGATAAGCTATTCAGCCTTCTAGACCACCCGAGGTTAGCGTTTGCTTTCGCTCGTGAACGACCTGGTCGGTCACGCGACGAAGGTTTCTCCTGTCGTGAGACAGTAGATACACAGGGAGATCGGTCAAGAGACTCGGCCCGGCAGAAGTTTGTCCCTAAAGACATAACTAAATCCCGGACTATATCCATGGAGCCAAACACTTTCATGTACTTCCAACAGGAAGTCATGAGGTGGATGGTCAACTCAATGGAAAAAGGTGAGATCCGTAGGTTTGTCAATCTACGTGATCAGACCACGAGCCAAGAAGCGGCTGTGCATGGAAGTCTTTACTTCAGCACGGACACTATCGACTTGTCCTCTGCTTCTGACAGTGTTAGCGTAGAGTTGGTACGTTCGGTATTTCCTCCGGACTACCTTTTCTACATGATGGCCACACGGAGCTCAAGAGTTGAGCTTTATGATGGTTCATCTATTGTCGACGTGAAGAAATTTGCGCCTATGGGGTCAGCAGTTTGCTTTCCCACACAGTGCATTATTTTCACGGCGATATGCCTATACGCTGCATTAGCAGTTTCCTCCCAGGAGGACGCCGGAGTAAGAGTGTATTCTGCAGGTCAGATCCGTAAGTTCATTCGGACTGGCTTCTGGAATGCACGCTCACCCAACTCTCCCTTCACACGGAAGTTGGAACCTCCGGTGGTTTATGGCGATGACATAGCCGTGGACTCACGTACCACAGGCATAGTCACTGCCATCTTGGCCCGTTTTGGCTTTACGGTAAATCGATCTAAATCGTTTACTGGATCTCAATCATTCCGTGAGTCTTGCGGAGTGTTTGCGTTTGAAGGCCAGAATGTCACCCCTGTTATGTTCCGTCTCCCTTTCTTTAAGAAAGGCGGATGGGATGCTAAGGTTTATGCTTCCTTCATTGGGAGCATAAATTGGCTGCGTGATAATAACTTTCATCACGTAGCTACATTCTTTCTTCGTGCGCTCAGGGACTATGGGTTTCGAAACCCCATTCCCTTCGTGACTCGGAGAGAGGACTTTGGCGTATACACTACCGGAAAACACCGGCATGTATACAGCGGACACATTAGGTGGAATGCCGAATGGCAGGTCACCGAAGAACGCGTCCAGGGGATTGGTCCGCGAACGGTAACTTTGGAACCTGGTGAGGACACGGTCACGATTAAGTATCGCCAGACTGATTTAATCAAGTCTGGCATCACTGAAGTTGTGACTGTGACTCAACCTAGAACCTTAGAAGCCTATCGCTATGACCAATGGTGGCGGAGCAAGGTGCGTGGACATGAATCCTTCGAGAAATCGGAGGGTCTACGTATCCGGCCTCAAGAAACGAGGCTCGCGCCCAGATGGGCACGGCGCGAATAGGTAAACTTGTTGCGGGGAATTGAGATCGACGTTGTTAAACGCAGATCGCAGGAGCG